TCTACCACGAACTGTGGGAGATGCTTGACCAAGCTAAACTGGAAGAATGCGAAGTCGTAGACAAAGCTGCATTCCTAGCACTGCTGCCACAGCCCGAACCAGAAGAGGAAGCATAATGCACGACATTCTTTACAAGTCAACCATTGGCACGGGGGGCTTTATCGCTACCATCGAACTGGGGCATATTAACGAACTTCTAGGACTAGTAGTGGGCTTTGCTACTCTAGTCTATATGTCTGCATCCGCAGTCAAGGTAATCAAGGAACTCAAGGACAAATAACCTATGACACCAGAACTATTAGCAATGCTCGGAGGCGGCGTAAGCGGCTTCGTAATGAAGATGATTGCGGCACAGGCCGACAATCAGGCTCGTCTCTTTGAGCGTATGATTGCCCGTCAGACCGTAGCGGATGAATCAGCAGATAAGGCAGCAGCTCGTGGTGGTGTATATATGCGTCGTGCTATTACTGCAGCAGTTATCTTTGCCATTGTAATAGCCCCATTTGTCTTCGCATTTACGGATATAGGTGTTAGTATTCAAACAGAATCCAAAGGCTTTCTAGGGCTATTCAAGCGCCTAGAATGGTCCACTGTACAGGGTTTTGTGATACTACCAGAGATTCGCCAGACAGCTTTAGCCATTGTTGGCTTCTATTTCGGATCATCTCAAGTTAAATAATAATGTCTACAACTACAATTACAGGTACAATTAACGGGGTTAATAACGCAGCCCTTGCCAACAAATGGATCACTTTTCGCCTAGTTCAGCTCGGCACAGACTCTGGGGCAACGGCAACAGTAGCACAAAGCGTAGACTCGGTTCAGACGGATGCTAACGGCGACTTCTCGATTAACGTATGGAACAACGGCGATAGCGGCAAGACAAGTGTACTTGAGATTACAATTGATGGCTCAAAGGCTGAGTCCGTCATAATCCCCAATGGAACAGCAACCATTGAGCTTTGGGATCTAATTGAAAATTACCAAGCAGATAATGGAACAAGTGAGCAGCTTCCTGTCGTGTCTGAATTGTTTCTTCGCAAATCTAATAATCTTAGTGATATAAGCAATAAACTTATTGCAAGTCAAAACCTTGATCTTGAAATTGGAGTTGACGTTCAATCCTACAACGCAGTTTTAGACGCAACAACAGCAAGTTTTACAACAGCCAAGGACACGGCAATATCAACAAACACGACTAACATTGCTACTAATGCAACTAACATTGCTACTAATGCAACTAACATTGCTACTAATGCAACTAACATTGATTTAAAGGCTCCAATTGCAAGTCCAACATTTACTGGCACTATCAATACATCCGCAACTGGAATTGATTTTAATCCTGACGGTCTAGGTGGAGAAGTAAGTTGGAACAACACGGAAAAAACTTTAGATATAGTTACTGGTTCGGACAATGTTACTGTCCAGCTTGGTCAAGAGGTTTTATTGTATTGCCGAAACAAAACAGCAACTGATCTAGTTGAGGGGCAAATAGTCAAGATTGTTGGGGCAACAGCAAATACTCCAAACATTGAGTTAGCGATTGCATCTACCGCCGATGAAGCACACAAGACATTTGGTGTAGTTACGCAAACAATCACGGCAAATAATGGAGAGGGATTTATTACCCTAATGGGCAAGGTTCGTGATCTTAGCCTTAGAACGCAGGATGGATTTGTTGAAGGTGAATTAGTGTATCTTAGCTCAACAGTGGCTGGTGCATTAACCCCAACAAAACCGTTAATTGAAGTTGAGATTGGGCGTGTGCTCAGGACTGGAACTGCAAATGGCACACTTGGTGTTTCCATTAATAATGAAGCATCTGTTTATGAGCTTCAGCAAGAGTTGCTACCCTTAATTGCAATAAACACAGCTAAGATTCCCAATGATCTTACGACGGGAACAGCAGACGGCACAACTTTTTTACGTGGTGACAACGAATGGGCAATACCTCTTGGAGGCGGCGGCGGCGACATGACTGCCGCAGTCTATGACTCTGGAGGGTTGGCATTAAACGTCTATAATAGAACAAACCACACAGGCACACAGACCGCTTCTACTATTTCAGACTTCGATGTGGAGGTGAGTAATAATACATCAGTTGTAGATAATTCAGCCAAGATCACAAACGCCACCCACACTGGCGACGTTACGGGGGATACTGCGCTAACAATTGCCACAGGTGCAGTAGACATCTCGATGCTTTCAGCGAGTGGAACACCCGACGCAACCAGCTTTCTTCGCGGAGACAACACGTGGTCGGTTCCAGCAAGCGGTAATACTACGGTTGAATATCCATATACCACAGACTTTCAAAGCGGTGTATCGCAGACTAGAGATTTAAGTGGTATTCTTTCTGTTGCCTCTGGTGGGTATCAAGTAAATGCCAACCTTACGTCACTCTACATCGGAAGTAAGATCACGGAGATTGGCGGTGATAGTGTGCAGAGTTGCGCAAATCTACTTGATGTTACAATTCCAAATAGTGTAACTGTTATTGGAGATAGCTCATTTTTGCTTTGCACGGGACTAACAGGCATTATCATTCCCGACAGTGTTCTTGATATTCAGGCTTCCGCATTTGCAGGTTGCACTGGGTTGACCAGCGTTACTATTGGTGAAAACGTTTCTCAAATTTTATATGGAGCATTTAGCGGCTGCAACAATGTTGGTTTTACCGAAATTGTCATTCCAAATAGCGTCAATACCCTAGGACCCACTGTCTTTGACGGTTGTACAGCACTAACAAGTGTCACCCTCCCAGTTAATCCCAGCTTTACCCTGATTGACGCACAGACATTTTTTGGTTGCACTGGACTAGCATCTATTATTATACCCGAAAGTGTTGCCACTATCGGCGCTGAGGCACTCAAAAACTGCACAGCCCTTAGCTCCATTTCCTGCCTAAACACAGTTGCGCCAACTCTTGTTGGTAGTGATGTTTTTCTTAATGTATTGGCTACAACAATTGATGTCCCGATTGGGGCAGCTGGCTACGGAACTACATACGGCGGTCTTACTGTTAATTACGTTTTATAATATAATATGAGTACTCAAGGAACAGTCAGACTAAAAGTTATTAATGGATCACCAGAAGTTAATAAACTACAGAATGGTCGCTACAGTCTTTCATTTCTATGTGAAAACAATGGTGCTAAAGAAGATTGGTACTATGACAATATTTCAAGTATTCTTCCAGAATATGGAATTTTGCAGGATGCAGATTTTGGCTCTGGAGTAAGCGAAGATTGGGAAGCAATCCCAGGTTCTGTTTACCCAGATATGCGTCTTGTTGAAGCTGAGTATGCTTATATTCCTTCAATTGGAGATAAGCGAGTTAAGCTAACTTACGAAACTCTTACAGATCAATTTGTACTCGAAAAAGATAATAACCTAGATTACAATCTAAATGGATTACAGAGAATTACAACCTTCTCGGTTGCACTTCCAAATGCACCATATAGTAAAAATATAGGTGGAGATATATTAATAGATGGTGGAATTCCTTGTAGATTAGCAAGTGTAAAAGTTGAAAAAACAGACGCCAAATGGACAATGGAAAGGGTTTGGATTGAACCTGGAGTATTGTCGGAAACTGAAGATCGTGTTGGGTCACAGAAGTCTATTGTAATAGAGTGGATTGGGAGAGAAATCAATATCACCCCTGGGATTATAAACCCAGTGCCTCTTCCTGGTGAGCCGCCTTTTACGCCAGAAGGATATGTAGTAGCTAATGCACGTATAAACGATTTTCAGGGACTGACAACAGAACAATATACATTTTTAAAACCAGGGATACTATCATCTTCTATAAGTGAACAAAACAGCGGTAATTCTACAACTGGAAAAATTAGAACAGAAGTTATTGAATCTTTTGATCAAGTTCCAGAAACAACTATTAATGGAATATTAATAGGAAAACAAGTAAGCAATTTTGAGGGCATACCAACCAATAGATATACTTTTGTAAAAGCAGATGGAAGCATAAAGACAAGTTCAAGGCAAGCTCCATCATCCTTATCTGGCTGCACTTATCTTACGGTAGAATCAGTTGGAACTGAGATTACGCCACCTGGTGTTATTGTTGAATCATCTCAAATAAACGACAATGGATTTATTAGATGGGTTAAAACAGCATTGCAAGGAAATGTTACTGGAATTAAACAAGAGTACAAAGACGTAATGGAGGTTGATGTTCCAGGAACCGTAGAGTGTACAATAGTAAGTGTTTCGTCTGGTGGAACAAGTGGATCTTTGGCTGTTACAAAAGTAATTCCACGTAGACGCAAAAAAATAATTGCTAATGTTGAAATCAAAGTTTCTACGCAACCAGAGGGTATTACTCAACTAGCATTTGATCTTGGTAAAATATCTTGCTCCGTAATAAGTGCAAATTATTCATTACAAAAATCACCAAACGTTACCTTGGTTTATGATAATGGTTCTGGTGGGACGGTTAGTGTAACTGGTGAAAACAAAAATTTTAGTGCTGGTGCAAGCATACAAAGTTATCCAGGTTGTTATTTAACAAATGCATCTTCATTGGGAAGTGTTTCATATGAAGCATCAAAAACTCCAGTATTAACTGGAACTGGCAATTCACATACATTTGATACGGTGACAACAAACAGAACAACCGCTTGTATTGGAGATGGAAGTACTAACGCAGATTCATATTTTGAAACTGGAGTAATTAAAAGAAACTCTAGGCCCTTGTTTACAGCACTTGATGGCACTATTTACTATGAAGTAATAACTTGGAGTGTATAATAAAACAATGGATAATTCAACAACAAGAACTGCAGATATTTTATTACCAGATCCTTTCTATGATCCACAGAGTTCTTTAAGCAACCCTGAAGGAAAAAGTGTAGCCCCATCAACTGAAAGCACTTCCTCTGTTTTATATGAATCATCAAATCATGATGAAGCGTCTAACTCAATAAATGGTGGCAATGGTTTTGTTCAAGAAACATTTAAAGTTTGCAAAGACGGTGATATTAGTGAAAAAGTATTTTTAGTAAAACCAGTAATTTAAAATGGCATTTATAGTTTCACCTATTCAAAATTTAGGATGCCCAACTGTTCTTTTAAACAAAGGGATTAGAACTGATTATTCCGTAACTGGAGATCCAGATGATCCTATTATATCTGAAAATTCAATGACATTTGCAACAAGTTCAAATGTAAATACTTCTCAATTAGTTAAATTTGCAATTTGCGGAGTTAGTAATTTATCATTTTCCTATAATGGATTAATTGAAACGAATGACAGCGGATTTGATGTTTTAAAAATTACAGTAAAAGGAATAGATGTAAATTTTTTCTATGAAAGGGAAAGTGTTCAGGGAACACCTGGAGGATATGTATCTGTTTCTGGATCGGACAACGTTGATTTAGATAATGATAATCCCTGTGGATATTTAGTAGATATTTCTTTTGAAACTGGCGACAGCCAGTTTAACGACGGTGTTTTTTATTCTGTAAATTTAAACTACATTTAATTACATTACGTGCCACACTTGACACGTATGTTACACTAACACAAACACAAACACAAACACAAACACAAACATTTAAATAAATATATATTATGTACACAGGAGCACGAAATTTAAGCGGAAATAGGAAATATACTGAAGATGCCATCCTTTATCAAGCATATGATGACAAAAAATGGCAAGAAGAGTGGGAAAAATTAACTGGTAGCAATTCAACAGCTCCCATACGAATGATGAGTGGACCAGATGGTCAATTACAGACTAATAATATGGGTTTCTTGCAAGAACAAGCTTTCGATTATAAGCGAAAACAGCAAGCATTGTCCAGACAAAGATTTCAAGAAAACCTTGATGAAGAACAATGGCGTGATCAGTATAGGAGAAACCGCACATATACACCCAATGCATCAGCGATGACGGCGCAACCAAATCAATATGGTTCGTCGTCAAGTGGACCTGGCCCCTCAATGCAAAACCCGTTTCAATTTTAAATAAATATATATTATGTACGAAGGACAACCCATAAACAACTTTAATAAAAGTTATAAAAACAAAGCACAAGAACGTTTTGATGAGCAAAATAGAATAAAGATAGAAAAAAATCGGGCCATGTTGGCTGAACGACAGCGAAAAAAAGAAGCAGATTACCAACTAGATTGGGAGCAAAGAACGGGTAGCAATACTAAAGCTCCAGATACTAGCCATTTAACGGGGGCTTTATCATATATAGACAAAGACCTCTACATGATAGGAGAAGCTAAAAGATATAATGACAAAAAAAAAGCTAATAGGCAATTTTATGAAGAACAAAGTAGAGTTCCGACCTATAATCCTGTTACTCTACCAAATCCGACGAATAACAAATGGGAACGCAACAAGATCGACGCAAGGGCAGTTATTACCGCTTGGAAGAATGGCCTTGGATACGCCAGCCCTAATGGGCGGAACAATTCAAACAGTTCAAACGGATCGATTAATTCTCCCTCAATGCAAAACCCGTTTCAATTTTAATATTTAAATAAATATATATTATGGCAAAAAAACAGATGACTAAAGCTGGAGCAACAGCCTCAGTAATGAGGCTAAGTAGTGAAGCGGCAAATGAAAAAAGATTGAGGCGTGAAAATCCTTTCTATGACTATGATCAAAGCGCAATTGGCATTGAAAGCAACATTAATCGAAAAAACCTTGAAAGAGAAATAGAAGATGCTAGGCGTGAAGCAGCCCGTTACCCTAGTGGTAGCAAGCAAGATCGTGCAGCAACACGTAGATGGAACGATCTAAGAGATTCAATGCGTATTTTTGACGCTCAATTGGATGAATCTAGGCAAGCGTTTATGAGCAATCCAAATAACAATCCAAAAATTGGAGCAACTGGTATTGGGCCTGGTGGAGAATATACATATAGTAATGAAACGCAGCCACAGATGCAAATGCCACCTCAGTCTGGACAAGCAAGACCACCACAACAAAGACAAGGTCAACCAAAAGGAATGCCACAAGAAATGGCTCAGAGTCCAGCAATGGCTCAAGCACGTCGACCAAACTATGGACAATTTAATCAAAATATTGTAAATAATTTAAATCAAAGAGAGGCCTACATAATGGATGAGCTTGGGGGAAGACCTACACAAGATTTAATAAATCGAAATCCATACGTAAATGAACAATGGAACAACCCTTATAGCAGAAGCCAACGAGCCACAGAATATAGTATGGCTAATTATCAAGATCCAAACGCAATGTACGATTATTACCAGAATCTGAATTACTAAACAAAACTTATTATGCCAAGCCAAGCCGAATTAGACGCACAAAACAACGCCTCACGAGCCAGACAACAAGCTAGACGTGGAATTGAACAACCAGCACCACAGATGCAACAGCCGTATGTAAACCCATACGGAGGACAGTACGGAACCGACTCAATCCAAGACCAAAGTTATTACGATAATTATTATGATACTTCTGGTGATGGTTATTATGATAATAATGGCTACTATCAGTCTGGTTATAGTTATGAAGACGAGGGGATGACTGACGAGGAATGGGCGGCTTATTTAGCTGGACTAGAAGAAGGCCAAGGGTCTCAAGAAGAACCTTCTTACTATTCGGACTACGGCTCACGTATGCCCGATGGACCAATTGAGGCTCCATATCCAGAAGAAAGTTCTTGGATGGATAATTTATCATTTGGTGCAGATAAATTTCGAGGAAAAACTCCATTTCAGCAACCAGATTGGTTTCAAAAACCAATTGATAGGGTTTCAAATGATTTGAATCAATTTAGTAATGCACAGCAAGAACCAGAAGCGGAAACTCCATTCCTGCAATACCTCCAAGAAAACACCGAACAATCTCAAGGTGGTGGAGCTAATCAAATGGAGCAAGGTAGTGCTGGTTCGCCTCAAAGCAATTACTACGACTTTGTTCAAGGTGGCGGTCAAATGAATGATGAGCAACTTCGTCAAGCTAATGAAATGGCAATGTCTATGGGTACAACGTTTGATCCAGAGACTGGTTACAGCCGTCAGCCATACCAAGATTACCAAGAGCAGGGTCCACAAGTTCAAGCCCCAATGTCAATAAGTGACACTCGTGGAATGCTACAAGAACGATTTGGCTCTCCAACCGTATCTGGTCTATCTCAAAGCAATCAAGAAAGTCAAAATTTCTATGATGATGAATCTATGCGTCGGGATCAACGTATAGAAAACCGACCAGACTTTAATGAAGTTACTCGTGACATTGATAAGTACGATGATCGCAGGACATTTGCTGAAGCTCGTAGATTAGTGCCAACTGAACGTGATAAGTATGGTAATATTACCAATCAAGCACAGCAACGTGCAGCAATGACATTAACCGAAAAGGAAGTTCAAGACAAAAAGAGGGATGAATATAATGAAGAGTATAGGGCAAAAAACTTAGAAAGAATACAACAAACAATTGATAATGGCAATAAACCAGGTGCAAGTAAACTGGAAAAAAAGAAAGGAGAGGTTGCCGAAGAAATCTTATTAGTGCAGGAAACATATGCAAACTATCAGCCTTGGATGGGTCAAGCTATTGAAGCCGACAGGATGAATATAGTACCAGCACCATCTGGATTTGACAGTCATTTGGATTTTGCAGCATATCAAAATAACTTTAATTTAGATGAACTATATGAAACTATGAATCAAGAAAACAATAAAGAAGGTGGCGCTGCTCCAGTTAAACAAACTCAACCTGCTGCAACAGGCAGCGCAGCGGGTGGATATGATGAAAGAACTAATTTAGCAATACAAAGGTTTGCGGATGATAATAAATTGTCCTTAGAAGAAGCAATTAAAAAACTTAAATCTTCGGGAAAAATTAAATAATGGCAAAAAAATTATCATATGATTTTTCTGGATTTGACGAAATTCAAAACCAATATGAAGTCCCAGAAAGTTATGATTTTTCTGGATTTGATGAAATTCAAGATACATATAAATCCCAAGAAAGTTATGATTTTTCTGGATTTGATGAAATTCAATCCGAAGACCAGCAGGACTCCCAAGGCAGATGGCCTGGGGATAAAGGCTACAACCTAGAAGAGGAAGAATACGCAGACCCATCTACTGGAGACATCGCCAAAGGTGTGGGTGCTGAAGTATTAGCAAGTGGAGCTGGAGCAGTAGCTGGTGGTGCGCTTGGTGCGCTTGGTGGTCCCCTAGCGCCTATTACCATTCCACTTGGAATAGCAGCAGGTGGTTTTGCTGGAGGTTTCTTTGGATCATTGTGGGCGCAATACATTGAAGGTCAAGAAAAGAAGAGTTATGGACGTGCAATCTCCGCTGGTACTGTTAGTGCTATTCCTTTTGGTGGTGCTGGAGTTAAGGCAATTACTGGAGCTACCAAGATTACTGGTAAGATGATTGCTGGCGCAGCAGGACGTGAAGCTGTTAAGGGTGGAGTTCTTGGAGGCACAGAAGCAACTATAGCAAAAGCAATCGACGAAGGCCGTATGCCTACCAAAGAAGAGTATGCTGCCTATGTTGGTGGTGGTACTCTGTTTGGTGGTGCGCTTGGTGCAGCTTCTCCTAAGATTGGAAAGTCTATGAACAAGTTCTTTGGCAAAACACCAGAAGAAATTGACGCAGCTATTGGACGAGGTGAAATTCAATTCAATGATTTTGAAGATTTAATTGTTGATGCTACAGAAACTGTTCCACGTTTGCGTGCAGATTTTGCAGATGCTCGTATTGCTATGGAGTCTAAGTTAGCGGCAGATGAAATTGCTAACAAAGGAACCAGTAAGCTTGGTCAAGCGTGGGCATCAATTAAACCATCAGCGTATCTTAAACCGAAAGCAAATCAAGCAGCAATTGATTACTCAAGAAATATCAAAAATTCGCAAGACCTAGCCAATAAAATTGCACGTAAAATTAAACTTGAGACAGAGAGGAATCCAAACATTGCAGCAGAAATAGATGACATAATTGATGGTGGTAACACACCAATGAGTAAGGAAGTCTATGATTCTGTAGGTGCTGAAATTCAGAAGTACCAAGACACAAGGCTTGAGTACCAAAAAGAAATGCTGGAGCTTGTTGATAGCGATGCGTATCGTTCAATGAGCGAAGAAGGCAAGGAAGAGTTCCAAAAAACATTGCAGGATTCTATTGCTGGAAAAACATACAATCGTCAAGACTACAGGATGTTTCTTGATAAAGATTTTAAACCAGATCCAAAACTTAAACAGGCAGCTTTAATTGAATTAACTGAAAAAATGGGAAGTCAAGAAGGGGCTATTGCTCATTTAAATAAACTTGAAAATTCTAGTGCTAGAACAAAAGCATTTGATCCTAGATCAAAGGGCAGTGGACAGGGAGTTGATTCAGTAATGAAGAGACGTAGCAATCCTGGACCTGCCGAAAGAGCTTGGTTGGGAGAGGTTAAGGACAGTCCAGAGAAAGTTATCGGAACACTTACTGGAATCAGTAAAAGCGTTTCAAGGGCTAAAGCAGATCAAATTATAGGTGAAGAGTTAATTAACTCTGGTGTAGCTTCTCGCACGCGAGGATCTGGCGACATGGTAGAACTTACCTTTCGAGGAACTGGAGAAAAAGGTAGTGGCATATATGCTATGCCAGAAGTTCAGATGGCCTTGAATCAAGTTTACTTACCAGAAGTAGATAATAAGACCAACAGCATGGTAATAAACGGATTACAAGATTTGTATCGTGCTGGTGTTGCTGGATCAAAGGGAGCAAAGGTTTTGCTAAATACCATTGCTTATCCAGTGCAAGCTTACTCAAATGCTATTACTCTTGCTGGTCAAGGTATCAATCCATTCAAGGGATCTATGCGTGGTATGGAAATTGCCTTATCTGAATTTGGCTACATACAAGATATACGGAAAAACCCAAAGGCTCGTCGAGCTGTATTGGATGACATTGATGAAATGAATAAATATGGAATCAAGGGAGTCAGTATTAATGATAGTGATATACGAAATACTTTGGACAATGGTTTTTTCTCTGAAAAACTGAGCAAATTATCAGATCCACTGGGTAAAGCTTATAGTACCGCAGATACAATGGGCAGGTATGTTGGGTGGAAGTCTACCCAGAAAACATTAAAAAAGCAATTCCCTAAAGCTGGTGAGGATCTTCCAGCTTACAAAAAAGCAATGGCTGATTCAGAGATTGCAATGTCACAGGGTGATGAGATCGGTGCGCAAAGATTTATGGCTGAAGCACAGAACGTAAAGGATGATGTTATCAAAGCACAGTCCGCTAAACTAATTAATGATACTTACCAGAATTATGATAAGCTTAGTAACTTTGTAAAGACATTGTCTCGTTGGGGAGTCATGCCTCAGTTTGCATCATTTACAGCTGAGTTTGCTAGAAATCAATACCAACAAGGGAAAGTAATTAAAGAAATGTTAAGCGGAACTTATGGGGCTGCTGACAATCTCGGACCAGCTAATGTTCGACAAATGCAAATTGATGGAGCTAAGAAACTTGCATCATTAACCGCAGTATATGGTTCAACATACGGACTTATAGAAGGAGTTAAAGCAGCAAGTGGAATTGATTCAAGTAAAGAAGATGCTTTGCGAAACTTAGTTTATCCAGATTATGACAAGAACAAGGACCTAATGGTTTCTTTAGATGAGGATGGAAAGACTGGCTGGACTGCTAACATGAGCTATATTTCTCCGCACGCTCTTGGTCAATCAGCATTCAAGGCTGGCATGAGTGGTGAAGATGAAGATTCTCTTATTGGTTTATTGAAAGACGAGATGGTTGGCGAAGGAAGCTTTGTTGCTGGAGCAGTATTTAGGGCAATTGAAAACAGAGATAAATACGGACGAGAAATTAGCAATGAATTAGATGGTTATAGAAACACTAAGGATAGGATTGAATATGCTATTACTGATATATTTAAACCAGGAACTTATCGTGAAGTTGAAAAATTGAAGGGTTCATTGTCTGGTGATAATAATTACACAAAAGCAGATCTAGCCATGAGGCAAGCTGGTTGGCGTAAGAACAAGTTTGATGTAGACAAAAGAACAATAAGTACTATTAGGAATAGTGCAAAGGCTGGCAAAGCGGCAAGCAGTGAGTTTAATTTTCTCAATAAAAAGAACAACAGCCCAGAGCAATTAAATGCTATTTGGGAAGATTCTAATAGGCTTCGTCGTGATTCATTTGATGCATTAGTAACTAATGATGAATCTATGATTGCTCTGGGTCGCAATGACGATGATCGTGTGAAGTTAATGAAAGCCGCTGGTGTTTCTGGTGAAACGATATTAGATATATTTGATCGAAAATATAGAGACCTCTCTAAAACACAGGCACTATCTACATCTGATATATTCAGTACGATTGAAGGTTCTTATGCCCAGAAGCGCAAGCAGATCATGGAAATGAGGAAGGAAGACAGGGTAATGGGCGATAAGCTATTGGCTAAATTGAGCCGAGAAAAAAGTGCAGATAGACTTAATTTAAGTGCTATAGATAATGTATTCCTTGGCCTCGATACTGCTGAACGTGCTAGTCGAATTATGAATCACCCAAATCCAAAGGGTTATCTGAATGAACTCCGCCAGAAGCGAATGGTAAGTACAGATTTAAATAACCTAGTTCGCATGAAACTACGCGCACAAGGGCAGCAGTAGCCCTGCTGGGGTGTAGACCCTCGTAGAATATTCAAAGCCCTCCTAGACCCCTTCAGGGGGCAGGAATGCGTCCATAGCTGACCTTAAACGCAAGAAGCCCCTCCTGTTATTAACAAGAGGGGCTTCAACGTCACCACAACGTCTATGAACAACTATGCACAAATTTAAATACTATCAGACATATGCTTGAGGGCTTCCTTAATGTTGACCTCAATGGCAGCTTCTACATCCTCTTCGCTTGGCATTACCGCTGAAATGCTGTCCTCGTGGTAGCCAATGCCAACTAGGGCTGCTCTAAACATTTCTATGGCTTCTGATACAGTAATACCATCACTTTTGTTTTCGATGTTTACTGAGAGATAATCGTCTTCTAGGGTTAGTTTCATAATATAATTTGTTGGTTGGTTAGAGAAACATTGGTTCAAAAAATGCGAGCTTGCTGCTGTACACTACGCCGCAACCTACAATAGGTTTGTTAGCGTACACTTTCCCGTACGCCATTGCTTCGTTACTGTGGTCAACTCCGCAACCCACTTGCATTCCAAAGATACATTCACCTTGGTTTGCGTGGTAGACAACTCCAGCCTGTGCGTGAAGGTGTCCTTGAACGACTGACTTAAACTCGGAGATAGCATTTTTATGTGCAGCCATGTGACCGCCCTTGCCCTTGTCGCCGTGTCGGTAAATAACCCGATCAATCTCTAGGTCTGCGTAGCGAGGGTGAATCGTCCAGCCATTGACTTGCCACAAGTCCTTGAAGCTTTTCATTACGTCATTGGGCAATCCAATCATGCGAGCCTTGCGTGCTGGCAGGGAGCTGTGGTTGCCAATCATGTAGTCAACCTTGGGGAACGCCTTGTAGAGCTTCTGAACCTGCTTGTAGGCACGATTAAACTCTTCTACTGGTGATGGCATCGACGGATCTTTCTCGTGGAATGAAATACTATTCCAATCCACGAGATCACCGATGTGAACGACACGACCGCAGCCGTGTTTCTTCTGAATCTTTTTAAGAAAAGCAATGTAACCATCTAGCATTGCTGGTGCATGAGTGTCTCCTATTACTAGAACTGGTTTTGATTTTCCCATAATAATTATTCAGTTAATTCTGCTCCTTCTGCTAGTAGTCCAGCTAACTCAATGTCAGTTGTCAAGTATGACTTGTCATCTGGTGTAAGCCAATGGTAAAGCCATTCATCTTCTCCGCAGCTACCCGCCTCTGTTAATAGTTGGGCATCCCCTAATGTAAGTTTTAGTCCGAGTCCCGTGAGTTTTGTTCCGTCTTTTAAGTTATAGTTCATAGTTATTGTGGTTGGTGTTAGTGGTTATAATGCTGCTGGTTTATTTGATGTCAAGGGTATTAGTTTTGATTAAGTACGTGGCGTTCTTCTAGCTGGTTATTGCGAGCAATAAGTTCTTCGCATCTCAAATTCAATGCCTCCAGTTTTTCTTCGGACATTCTTAAAACCTTCTCATTAGCTTGAAGGCAGTTCTCTAGTTGGCTGATAGCGTTTTGCAATATCTTACGCTCCGATGGCTGGAACATTGGTCTGCGATTTGTGTGATGGAATGCTGTGACTGGTTGTTCTGTGTCTGTCATAATTGCTTTTGGGTTGTTGATTATTATTTTGATAGGATTACGGGTGTAGCTGGCGGTTCGCCAACTGGAATATTGGAAGGCTCTTGCTGAGAGTTTACGTCTGTAAGAATGACTTCATCTTTACAGTCGCAACAGCAGCAGCAATGAGGATGTGCTGACAGGAAACTGGCTGTAAATAGGGTGATTAGTATTGTTTTCATAATGTATGTGGGTTTGTTGTTAGATTAGTCCTTCTGAGAGAATGTTGAATGCTGTTGCAGCCACCGCTGGGTCTTGTCCGTTGCCGATTGCCTGGAGTCGCTTTCCCCAATTTTTGTCCAACCCAGAGGCCAACCCATCCGCAACTCGTTCCACTGAGGATTGATCTTTCCTCCGATTTGAGCCGATAGCGTCGGAGTTTTGCGTGTAAACTCTGCTGGATACGCCCCCTCCTTTGAGTTGTGGCTGGTCGGTGTAGGCAAGTATCCAAATTCGCTTGCGGTGGTGATCGGCTCCAATATCTTTGCTGCCCAGCACACACCATCTTGCATGATACCCCAGGTTCCTAATGTCGTTAAGAACTCTAGAGAGTCCCTTTGCTCTAAGATTTGGGGAGTTTTCAATAAACACAAACTTAGGCCGAATTTCTCCAGCGACTCTAGCCATCTCTGACCATAGCCCCGACTTCTCTCCGTCAAGTCCTCGCTGCGTTCCGTTGACATTATTGTTTGTCCTGGCTGAACTGAGGTCAGTGCAGGGGAATCCCCCGCAAAGAACGTCAACTGATCCGCGCCAAGGATTTCCGTCGAGTGTACAGACATCGTCCCAGATGGGGAAGGTGGGTAGGATTCCGTCACGCTGTCTTGCGAGCAGGACGTCTCTTGGGTAGGGTTCGATTTCGCAAGCTCCGATTGGATTGTGTCCAAGTAGGAGATCACCGAGAATGCCGCCACCTGCTCCTGCGAAGAGGTGGAATGTGTTGAGTTTTGTGTGTGCCATGTCATTTTATGTGGTGAGTTTTGTGTTTATCTGAAATGTTTATTCTCTTCCCACTCACGTTCCCGCGATTCATCCGCACGCCATTCAGCTTCTTCCGCTGCGTAAACGTCAGCCAATAATCTTGTGGCTACACAGATTTCTGCTTCGCATTCTGAGTGAAGTGCAAACTCCTCGGCACTCGTGTCATCGTGAAACTCGTCATTGATTTTTTTCAATGCGGTTTCTAGGTCTTCCAGTTCCTCCGTTCCAAGTACATTTTTAATATCTGAAAGGATTACTTTTAGTCGTGATTTTGTATTGTTCATAATGTTATGTTGTTGTGGTTGTCGTTGATGTCAAATTAAAAATTATCTACCATTGTCTGGTGAGTTACTTGGAAGTCAATACCAACTGTGGTAAGGATACCATTGCGGCACTTCTCCTGCTTAACAGTCTGATAGTAAACTGGTTGACCTTCCTCTTGAATCTGCCCGTTAGAGTCTCGCTCTGGTCGCTCAATCCTCCAGAAGATGGTAGCATCGTTAAAGATTGCCCGTGATTCACGAGCCTTGCCCTCCTCGTTTAGCTGTGTGCCAGAGAATGCAACGCAGCGTAGTGACTTCTGCAAACGCTGAATGCCTCCACTCATAGCAGCCACTTCCGCCTCCCGATTGCCCTTGCCAGAGCCATCCATGATTTGAATGTAGTCAACGCAAAGGATATCAATCTTGCCACACTTAGCTGCAATCTCACGGCAGCGAGTTGTCACGCCACTCATAGATTCTGGTGAGTCAAACAAGAACAGTCGGCTGTCCGTCTCTTCCTTCAGCATATTCAAGCACTTGACATATAGCTTCTGCTTGTCTCCAGGGACTGTGTTCAGCGGCTGACGAGTGTCGATCTTAGCGTAGGAACACGCCGTGTTGTGCCACCAATCTTCCTTGGAACTCTCCAGCAAGAATGCTACAACAATCCAGTCCTTGTGCTTAAACAAGTTGTGAACAATAATTTGACGCTTTAACGCTGACTTGCCACGCGAACTTGGTGCTGCAATGATAATGTTATTATCCTTGCGGCGACGATCAATGTGTCCCAGCGTCTCCTCTAGGTGCTTCATGCCCGTGTAAACACGATACTCTTCGGGGATTCGATCCTCCTCCCCGCGAAGCTCCTTCATCTTCTGGTCAATAAATTCTACGATCTCCTCCTTGGCTGTCTTATCATCGTCGGCTAGAGTGAGCGTAGATATCTCATTCATCGGCTCGGATATGGCAACCTTGATATCTTCTGCGGATGCTAGTGGCATCTGTAGCTTCTCCAGCATACTGCGAGTTGCGTGAATCATCTTCCTCTGAAGGAACTTGTTGCGAACATTGCGTAAAGCCGCAACCCACGTGGACGTATAAACAATTGGCAGAGCCATCATAAGTGACATTGCTGTGTCTACTTCCATTCGATCCTTTGCCATATTCGATTGAAGAACTGGCAGAACTGAAAGCTCGCTGATGTCTTGCCCAGCATCGAAGACTTGGCGAATAGATTCAAACATGACTTGATTCTCAAGCGAGAAAAACCAATCCTTGGTTGCTCCCTCTGCAATGATCGAAGCCGCATCGTGCTGTAACATTTGACCGAGGATCGTCTGCTCGGATTGAAGGCTGTGGGGGTAATTTTCTGCTATGTCCATTGTGGTGGTGTTCCTAGTTTTGGTTGTGGTTGATGATTCTTTCTATGCCAATCGGCAGCCCTGTCAAGCTCTCCCGAAAAATTGTTTAGCAGAGTCGCGTAGCTTTTGCGAGCGTAAGTTTCTTTTTGTGGTGCTGCGTAGAATGCTTCTATCTGTTGCCACTCCCGTTCGGTTGTTGACTTAACAATCTTCTCGGCTGACTGCCAAGCGGATAGTTCAGATTTGTCTAGAGTCCTTTCCTCTGGACGATTGAATAATTTCTCGGAACGCAACTGGTGAGCCTCCTTCGTTGGAACATAAGTAGTTTTATTATCTTCTTTTCTTCTTAACTTCTTATCTTCTTTAGATGTGGTTACTTTGCGGTTAGTTTGCTGGTTAGTTGCTGGTTGATCTGTGGTTGATTTGCGGTTAGCTGAGTTTTTCTCGGTGCTGTAAGTGTCGTATTGACAGTCACTTAGTGAAGAATCTTGATGGTTAGTTGCTGGTTGATCTGTGGTTGATTTGCGGTTAGTTTGCTGGTTAGTTTGCTGGTTAGCTGCTGGTTGATCTACGCTTTTATCGGGGTTGTAAGTGTCGTAATGACAGACACTTAGGATAGAAAACTTGCTGGTTACTTGCTGGTTGATTGACTGTGAGTTTACTAGCTTTTTGATGGTTGTTCTGATGGTTTGTTCAGACAGACCTAGCTGCTCAGATAGTGCCTTTCGACCCGTGACGATTGATCCGCGAGGAATATCGTAACCCTTGTAGGTTGATTCATTCCAGTTAGCCTTGAGCATTAGATGCAAGAAGACACGGACGCAATTGGTATCGTCATACCATTCCCATTCAGTCATCTTTCGATATAGTTTTATGTAAGTCCCGTTCATTTTATTGTTGTGGTTGTGGTTATTTTTACTGCGGAAAGTTAGCGTGCCACTCGGTTAATTTACCCAATTTCCCCGCCTAACTTAAACGTTCTTTCTAGTTTATGTTATGTGTGATGAGTGACACGCTGAAATTATTAAAGCATACTCTTTACCTTTTGCCAATACTTTTCTGTAGATTTCTTTTTGTAGCCGTTCGGACCACCATTGTGTATCCTTGCTATGTCCTCTAGGGTTGGCTCTCTCCCTAGCCTCTCCTCGGTTGCATAGCGAGCCATGTAAGCCATGAAGATCTGTATAGCTACGACCCGCTGGAATGCATCCTCATGCACCCAATCCTTCCCAGCATACTCCGCTGCATCTTGAACGTAAGCGGCGTGCATCTGCAAGCATCCGTAAGCCTTCCCGTCGTCTCCGATTTCAAAGTCGTTCCCGTTGGATTCAACCATTATAAGTGCTAGTATAAGTGTCATGTATGTCATTTGGTATGTAGGTAATCAAAGTTGAGAATCTAAGCGGTTCACTCTATATCTTTTTTTAATGGGTGGGTGTATTCTAGTGGTATGAAGATACTATTATTACTTTTACTCCTACCATTATCATTGAGTGCGTCAAGATCAGCCATTGAAGTTTTGTCTGCTAGTGGGTTGGAACATTCCGTTGCTAAGGTTAAAACTATTTATGCTAACAGCGGCGACTATATTTTTTACAAGACTGCCAGTCCCTCTAATGGTATGTTGTTATTTTCGGATGATAAAGTGGTAGAGTATGATTCGGAGAAGGGAAATAAAGTAGTAGTAGCTGTAGTAAAAAGCTACAGGTCGGTTGGAAATCTTGAGTAGTGGTATTCCAGAGCATCTTCTGCCTGGTTCATTGCTTCTTCGCAGTCCTCGATAGCTTTAATAAGCTCCTTGTTTCCTTCTATTGTGTTTCTTGGAGATAAGACTCCGCTTAAAATCAAAACCTCACACTCGTGTTCTAGTATTGTTAGCTCGTCGTTAATTACCTGTGCGGTCATGTCGTGATTGTTCATAGCTAATAACTTAGCCGAGCTTGTGATCTTGTAAATGTCTTTAAAATTTTTCATAATTCAAATTCTTCGTTCAGCGCATCTTCCGTTTCTTGCTCTGCGCGTGTAAGCTTTCTCTCTGCCTTAAAAATATCTTTTATGCACTTTACTGCAAAGGGTTCGCTGGTCTCTCCAAGCAATATCCTTTCCTGCTCGTATGGGGCTAGTGTCCTCCACCAATAACGATTGTATTCCTTCATAAAAAACCGCTCTGGTTGTCGTTCCAGAGCGGGCTTAGCGGTTAATGGTTAATTAAAATGGAACTTCTTCCTCCATAGCTTCGGACGTTTCCGTCGAACGCTTAGGTGTCTCTGAAGAAAAGCCTTCCCAGCCAAACTTCAATGCTCCATTGCCAATGTAATTCTTCTTGGGGCGTGGGTTCATGTCTCGCTCCTCCTTGGTATGGGACTCGCTGACAGACACGACCTTCCAGTCCTCGTCTGCCGTCTCGTCGATCCATACGTCGCAGTCAAGATACTCGCCTTTCTTGCCCTTGTATAGTCGATCTTCCGTGATCTTAGTTACGTCGATTTTTAGTGTGATTAGCTTACTCATTTTTTACTCCTTTGTTATTTGGTTTCTGTTAGTTCTCCTTTACGGATATTCTTTAGCGATTCTACGTCTGGATTTTGACGTAGGTTTACTGGAATGCTGCTCCATGCCTTGCCTAGCGCGTCAACTGTCTTAGCTCCTGCCAACTTAGCTACTGCGTCTTCCTTTGTCATCTGTGGCTTGCGCTTCATAGCTCCTTCGCCGTCATCATCTTCACTAGGCAATCCTACTGCACTTTGAAGCCCATAGCGACGAGCGTAAGTAACGGCACTACCCATTCCCTGTGGATCTGATTTAACGCAGTCTAGGAGGAAGTCTCCAGAGACCCACTCGCCACTCTCGTGTAGGATTACAGTCTCTACTCCAGCCGAGCCTTCCCCAGATACTGGAAACTGCATGAATCCAAGTCCGTGGTTGGCGAATGGTTCTTTAACGCAAGAGATCACCTCTTCCAAGTTGGCGTAGTTGCTCTTGAAGAATGGATTCTTGGCGGATTTCTTAGCTCCAGACATTTCGGCTTGAGCCTTAACAAATGCTGCTGCTAGGTTTGTGATTGATTCTGATGATTTCATATTGGTATTATGTTGATGTAGAGTTACTTGTCAAGCTTATTGTTAGTGTATTGGCAACTCCCCTCAATTAGGCGTTGCAAGTTTTCGAGACCACGCCAAGCAACCCTCTTGGCTTCCTCAAGCTCCTTCTCATAGTCGCCATCATTGTTTGCCTTCTCCATGTCAATGACGTGACGCATAAGGGCATCTCTCGAATCGGTGCTTTTTGATTTATCCCAGTGTAGCGGCTCGTCTGCGTGATGCTGCTGGTTGCCCTTGTAGCTAAGGTTTGCGACCCCCGCAAGTGCATCCGCAAAGTAAGCAATCAGACCACTATAAATCGGGTATGTCTTTCGCTCCTTGGATTCTACTGGAAGCCCCGTTTCACGTTCCTTGCTTTCTTCCTCGGTAAAGGAATACTCTCCACGGATAAGCTCGTGGCAGATATCGCTCCAGAAGGTGTATCCCTCTGGGGCTTCGACCCAATCAAAGGCTACTGCAATTGCGCTTCCGATGTCACTCGCGTGTTCGGTCATGCCACTTGGCTTCATGTTAGTTAGCGCAGCGTCCCTGTGTGCTGGCTTGAGTTTCTTTAGGTGTTGCTGTATCGTTGTGGTCATAGTTTTAGATGCTCTCTAGGTTGGTGAAAATGATTTCGTAAATGTCATTGAAGACATCCTGTGCCTCTTCTGTGAATCCCTCGCTGCCGTCCTCACGATCTTCCCAGACCATGTGCTTGCCCATCCTGTCCTCGACTAAAGCTTCTGCTAATTCAGCGGCTAGTTTTTTATTATCCATATGTAATGTTGTCATGTTTATTATGTTGGTTATGGTTTACTTGTTTTTCAATCTTTTTCTTTCATTTCTTTCTGCTTGAGTTACCAACTTGTGGCAATCCTTGCATAAAACTCGGTAGCCCCCTTTTTCGCAGAACATACGTTTCACGACCTCAGTCCAGTCATAGCCAAGGAAAAGTTCCGCTAGGTAGGGGAAGCCTTCAAGCGGCACAACTGGCTCAATGTGATCCGCTTGCATTTGATTTTGAGGAAATAGCCCATCACAGTCGGGGCATTTGTGAAGCTTGCACTCCCGACCTGTCGCTGGATTGATTCCCTTGCCAATGCAGACATCGGCTATTGCTGCCGACCTTGGTCTCCACCTCAGAGACTTGCTGCGTAGACCAGACATTATGAAGCTACGTAGACCCGCCTCGGTCATAGTCCCTTCGCAGTATTCTTTATTTGCTTTCTTCATTGTCTAAAATTGTAAGCACGCTCCCCCTTCGGTCAATCACAACGTTTAGTTTCTTGTCGTGCTTGCCTAGGAGGGAGATTGCATCGTTGCGAGTGTTCGCGTATTTAATTGCTTGCCCGACATATCCTTCGGGCATCCGTGAATGCTTGTATCTTATCTTGTGCGCTCCCACTACTTCGGTCGGTAGGGAACTCTAAGTTTGTTAGACCAAGTGGAGTATGAGCTGTAAGGCACGCCGACCGCGCCGCACGCATCTCGACCATTCATCCCCTTGTCTCGGTATTGATTCACAAGGTCAATGGTTGCTCGTCGCTTGACTGCATCAAACCTTCCCTCGTGTCCAGTTGGCTTTTTCTTCTGGACTGGAAATTTAAGCATATCCCCGAAGGCATTGCTCTCAATGTCCTGTTTTATCATTGCTGCCAAAACCTCAAACTTGGTTGGAACGATTTCCGATTCTTTTGATGCTAGGTATTCTACTGCCGATGTGTATTTGCTCATGTCTAATTGCCGCTTAGCGGTCTTTATTATGGTTAAAAGGGGTAGCCCCCTGCTTTCACCCTTAAAGCCCCTCAACGCGCTGTGAGGCGTGCTGAGAGGCTAGGGGTGACAACGGCTGGCTTTGTCTAGGGTTTAGTTGAATTTAATGCTAGGTGCTTTATTGCCAATATTGATGGTGGCTGTGCTAAACGGGGACTCCATAATGGTTTGCATAGCCTCCTCAATACTACTCACTCCCCAATATTCTTTTTTGTTATCTTGGTCAGTCACAACAAACGGAGCTAAGTTGAATATAGCGTGCGCCTGGTTTAGTTCTTCCATTGATTTCTTTAGGTTACTCATATGTTTTTGGGTTGGTTGGTTGGATACTTCTAGGAATTCTCTAGCCAAGCTGTCGATCATCTCCCAGATGCCATGTGGCTCCCACTCTTCAAGTGGTTCCCACCTGTGGTCTCGGATGAAGTCCATGATTTCTTGCTCGTCTAACTCGTCGAAGTTCGATGGCAGTTCATCAGTTAGGTAATGTCTTGACGCTCTTGTGTATGCTTCTGTTTTATTCATTTTTACGTGTGGTTAATTGGCGAGCTGTTTCCATATTGGAAATAGCTCGCTTGTGGTTTAGATTCTCTCGATTAGGAATGCCATTATTGACAAACCTAGTGCTATGACAAGACCTATTTTGAAGTTTTTTGCTATTGCAACCTCTTGACTAGTAAGCACTTCCGCGCTCGGCTCTTCTAAAGGCACAAGCAATGCCTCGTAAGACTGGCTTTCAGCGTCACGCATAGTAAGCGTAGGGTTAGCCCGAATGACTGCTTTGGCTTCCTCAATAGTCAATGCGTTGTCGTTTACCCGCTCTAATCCGAACGGCGTGTTTTTATAGATGTGTAGCTTCATGTTATTAATCTTTTGAAGTTAGGGTTTCATTATTAGCCTTTCTTAACCTATCGCAAGCTTTTTCAATCCATTGCGGCTCGCTGTCTTTTTCATCAAATCGACTGATCTCATAAACAATTGAGTCGTCAAGGGTTGCAAAGTCTTTAACGCTTAAAGTGCCAGCGTTAAAGTGGCGTTCAATGCGCTTTTCTAGTACGTACAGCTCGGATAATCCCGCCTTGCTTACTTGCTCTTCAAAGTGCTTGGCCGTTTCGTTTTGTATTTGTTTTTCTGTTTTCATTTTATTAGTGGTCTGTTTATGTTTAATGCCGTTTAATGGGACATAAATGCCCCTTAAAGGCGTTTTTATTGTTTGCTAGGGTATAGACTAGCAAAAGACTTGCAACGCGCTTTTTACGCCCGATTTATTCGCGCCCGCTTCCATTAGCGCAATAGCGTAAATTTCAGCGTGTTTTCTATTTCCTTTACTGAGTACAGAAAGCAATTGCCCGTATTTTCCGTAATGGTTTTGCGTAGTTTTAACGCTCTTCTCTATTGCCTTGACTGTTTCTAGGAAGTCATTCGCTAGATCTGTGATTAGTTCTTTTTGTTTTTCGTTTAGTTTCATTTTTCTTTTGTTTTGTGGTTTGCTTGCGCTTGAATGCGCTTTAAAGGAGTTTTAATCGATTGCAAGGGTTGCCTATGGTCTTGCACCCCGAAACCCCGTAGCGGTTAAACTACGGGGCGAGTGGTTTGAGGGTTATTCCTTCCTATAAAAGATCATGTAAAGGTTTGAACGTTCCTTGCGGTTATTTACTTGCTTAAAGCCTTGCGCCTTTAGGCTTTCGACTTCTTGCGCGTTTTCTTCGCTGAATGTTAGGCCATAAAGTTTAACTTCTTTAAAGGTTTCCATACTATCGCCCCCAACTTTCTTTAATCGAAACCCATACAATGGCTTGCAACTCATAACCCTTTAAATCGCTTTCTTTTGCGATTTGCGCGGTGATGGCTTCTATTCTTCTGTATTGCTTTGCTGTTACTGTTTCGACTGTTTCGGTGATGCCGTCTTTAGGTTTAACTAAACAGGCGCGAATGTGCCATTTATCAATTGTAATATGTTCGCTTGACAATAAGCCAACATTCATTGCAAAGGCGTGTGTTTTAGGCGCACTTGACGCAATGCGTTCGCCTTCATTCAATGCTCTAAAGGCTTTCAACTTGTTGGGCGTGTATGTGCAGACCTTTACAGATTCAGCTCCAAGGCCATTCTTCCAAGCGGTAATAACTGCCCTTGCGTCGATCTTGTTGCGTTCCCATTTATTGTTAGGCGAAAGCATTGAAATAACGCTTGCGACAATATACGCGGGCAAGTCAAATTCCTTTGCTAGTGACTTGCAAAAGGCTTGCGCTTCTTTATACCATTCCAAGCCGATTTGCTTGTTTTCATCGCTTGCGCTTGCTAGCCAAGATTTAAGATTTGCGCGGATTTGCGCGTCTGTTGCGCTTGCTACTGACAGTTTATTTCTGTTATTTTTCATTTTTCTTTTGGTTTGTGGTTTTCATTTGCCAGGTGTTGGCGCGCCAAAGCCCGCGCAATCAATTAAGAAGGGCGGGCGCAAGGTTTAGGCTCTTACTTGGCTATTCCGATTCGTACCCGTCAAACCAGCCATTTCCACTAGTCTTTTCGTCTTGGCAATGGGCTTGCGCTTGTTCAAGGGTTAAACCCTTTTTAAGCGTACGGTTTGAACCGTTAAAACGGAAGCGTATAATTTTATAAGTTGTCATGTTTTCTTGTGGTTTGTGGTTTAGTTTATGCGGGTATTCCGTAAAAGAACATTAGGCCAAAGGCAGCACCCATTGCAAGCGCAAGTATTAAGTTTTTGAGGGTTTCTTTTATTTTGTTTTTCATTATTCGTTTGGTTTGTGTTGGTGGTTTAATAGCCTTCCGTGATGGTCACAAGAACCGCGCACCCTTTAGTCAATAGGTCACTTTGTATCTCAATTGGAACGCCCGCCTGATTAAACGAGGCGACTAGGCGGGCAAATGCTAGGGATTCTGTCTTGTTGGTGAGATCGAATTTTATCGTGTTTTTCATAGTTGGTTTTTAGTTTGTGGTTTAGTTTGTGGTTTAGTTTGTGGTTTAGTTTTACTTAGGAAAGACAGCAAGCAATCACACTTTCAAAGACCTTGCAAGTTTTATTTTCATTTTCTTTTCCTTTCCTTTAAATGTCAATGAGTGGCTTTTATTTGTGGACTGAATTTGTGGCTTGAATTTGTGGACTGAATGAATTGTATAAGTGGATTGAATAAGTGGATTGAATTTGTGGATTGAATGAATCGCAAGCAAGCGAAAACAAACGGCAACAACGCAAGACAGATCGCGCGTGCGCCTGGGTGCGCGTGCCAGGGCGCGTGTGTGCGCGGGTGGGCGCGTAGTAAGTGGGGGGTGGAGGGGGTCAGCGATTTTTGCCGCCGTCTCGCGTTATAATACATATACGACCCTACAAAAAATAGAAATGAGATTACCGACATATCAAAGATGCGGAGTGATAGGGTCTTGCCAACGTCGCTTCGCTCCTAAGACCCCCAGACTCACCTATGGTTCGATTATAACATACGTGTCAAGCTTGTCAAGCCTTTTTTGGGGTGTTTTTAGGGGTGATATTACGTAAGGTGTTGATGTGTAGTGGATAAACTATTTTCAACTATTTTTCACGGGGTGTTATATTGGGGGGTTGACAGGTGTGTTATAATAATTACTTACCTCTACAGTAATAGTAATATGTGGGTCGTCTTGAGTTCGCTCGGGGCGACCTTCTTTGTGGGGGGGTTGACAGGTATGTTATGATGTAGTCATGTCAACTAAGGGATCAGAGCCAAGAACATTAAACAGGGACGCTGCTAAGTATCGTAGCAATTTTGATGGGATTAAGAAGGACACACGCAAGGCTTCGGACAAGCGTGAGGTTCCTGCTAGTGAGTTGCCTACGGGCATTCGTTCACGGACAATCTACGGGGGTAATAATTAATGGAGGATAGTGACGATCCAGTTGATAAGCTAAAGGCTTTCATGGCTGAGCATTCTATGAACTATGCCTTTGCCATATTGGACGAGGATGGTGATTTGCGGTATGATTACAGTAACTGGCGTGTGGGTAAGATGTTGTTTGCTGACAGTCTCATAGATATGGCAGAGGAGATGTTAATGGATAGTGCTATTTGGAGCGAGGCGGAGGATGAAGACGATGAGTGAAGAATTACAATTAGAAACCAAAGACTTCATCACTAAGAAGCTAAGGGACGCGCAGGAAGCCACTGGGCAGAATCGTGCGTGGTGCGTGCGTGAGCCTAAGAAGTGGGCGCTTGTGGCACAGCACATCATTCAGAAGCCAAATGGGGTGAGTGAATTTTTGCGCAACAATAAGATTACCCGAAACTTCTATTATGATGTACAGACAGAGCTGTTGTCAGACCCAGAGTCTTCGGAGATACGTAATGCATGGGCATCTGAGATATCCTCTGTGCTGTTCCAAGGGCTAGACACGTACCGAAAAGCTCAAGACAAGTACACGGATAGGGTTGAGAGTGGGGACATTGAGATTGATGGCAATGAGCTATTCAAGCAGGGCAAGAGCCTGCAGGCGTTCAACGACATTCACTCAAAGCTGACGGGCAACAACATTCAGCGGGTGGTAGTGGAGCACAAGACCACGCTAGACGAGGCGGAGGAGTATGCTCGTAAGATGCTAGAGGGCATCCAGGAAGTAGAGATTGTAGACTAGCATGAAATTTACTACGCATCCAATTCTCAAGGGTCCGACCCCCGAAGAGATCAAGAAGCTGTGCTTCAATGAGGATGGTTCCTCTAAGCAAGAAGGACTGAAGACTCTTGTAGAGATGCACAGGATGCATGAGGATGCTGTGGCTAATGCTGACGTTGATCCTCTTAATTTCGGTGTATCCCTTAAAGGTTGGGAATATGCAGACGAGATGCTGAATAACTATGATACGCTGATGATATTCGGCGGCAATCGTAGCTCAAAGACAGAGTATGGAGCTAGGAGCGTCGTGAAGGCTGCTTTGAAGAATCCAAAGTCTATCATCGTATGCTTTGCTCAAGACGCTGATGCGTCTATTAGAACGCAACAGGCGGCGGTCTACAGGTATCTACCCCCAGAGTTTAAGGTAAAGACTAAAGGTGTGTTAGAGTATTTGAACTACACAGTAAAGAACGGCTTTACAGGGCAGTCATTCATCCTACCTAATGGCTCACAGGTACTGTTCCATACATACAGCCAGTTCATTGCTAACAGGAGTAAGTTTGAGGGTCTTGAGCTAGGCTCTAAGACACCAGAATGGCACAACATTGGTCTGTGGCCAGACGAGTACCTTGAGGACGGAGACCTAATTCGCACCATGCGCTTCCGTTTAGCTACACGGGATGCCAAGATGATGCTGACGTTTACGCCTATTGACGGCTACACGCCATTCGTAGCTGAGTTTTTAAAGGGAGCAGAGACAAGGAAGACGCGCAAAGCACCATTGCTAGATGACGAAGAGGTTCCAGTAACACAATACAGCCCAGAGAAAGACGCTGGGATAGTGTATTTCCACTCGGAGTTCAATCCATTCGGTGGATATGAGCGTATTGCTAAGGAACTGAAGCACAGTACTAGAGACGAGATTCTTACTCGTGCGTATGGTGTTCCAGTCAAGAGCATGACATCTCTGTTCCCTCTGTTTAGCCAGAGTGTCCATGTGCTTTCAGATGATGAGTTTCCAGACTTGTCAGACAAGAAGGATTACACGTGCTACCAAGTGGTTGACCCTGCTGGCGCTCGTAACTACACAAGCCTATGGGCAGGTGTAACAGGCGTAGGATCAGATACAGAGATTTACATCCGCAGGGAGTGGCCAGATCGTAAGACCTACGGACCTTGGGCTGAGTTTGGTGACCCATACTGGAAGTTTGGACCAGCATCTAAGAAGCTAGGCTACGATGTTGTCGGATATTGTGAGCTTTTTTCCGACATTGAGGAGGAGCTTGGCATCCATCCATTCGAGCGCATTGGTGACTCTCGCTTCTTTGCCAATGAGAATGCAGACAATACTGACTTATTTGACCAGTTTTCTGCCCACGACTTTCACTATGTGCCGTCTATGGGTTCACAGGAGGAGCAGGGACTCACAGCTATTGATGACTGGTTCTACTACAACGTAAACTTGCCAATCGACGCAGCTAACAAGCCACGAGTATTTATACATGAAGACTGTGGTAATCTAATTTATGCCATTGTAAATTATGGCGCACAAAAAAAGAAAGACGAAGCATTGAAGGACTTTATTGATTGCCTTCGCTATTTGCGAACAGCAAACTACGGACATGGACCAGAACACTACTCGGGCGGCAAGCTAAAGTGCTTGGTTAGCTCAGGAGGATACTAACTATGAACATATACGAAGAGGCACAGGATAAGTGGCAACTAGCCACTGACCACTGGATCGAGCTAACCCTCGAAAAGTACAAGGGGTACGATATTGACGACCTAACCCAAGTATTCATGCGTGGACCATTTGCTGGCTGGAGCGAGCGCATGGTTCTGGAATTAGCGATGGGAATGGATGACGCAAATACAAAAGTACCAAGACATAAAATCAAATAAACTTACACATTATGACAGAAACAGAAAACGAAACCTGCAAGTCTATAGCAGAGCAATTGGGCGGAACATACACAGCAATGCGTATTGGAAAGCTTCGTGCAGCAGTATGTACGGAAGAAGATATGGATGGCAAATACATTCTTCCTAGTGGTGTATTAAAGATTATGAATCAAATCAAAGGAGAAATTGATGTCATTGAAACAGCATCACCAGCAGTTGTTACTGTTAGAGTGCTACATCAACAGACTGGAAACCCCAGATTTATATTTGCTGAAGACCTTGAAACTAAAAAGAAGGTTGTAGTTTCAGTACCAAAACGCCACAAAGATATTATTAATCAAAATGGCAAACGATTGAAAGTAAACAAAGGAGAGTTAGATGGACAAACATTCTACAGATATCCAGTTCGATAAATCATTTCTAACTAATAACGCAGCATATTGGATAGAAATTGATAGGCGAGTTAATAATCAAGAAATTAGTGACGAAGACCTTGAGGATTCTCTTGGATATGGAGATGAAACAATAATAAGAATACTCAGTGAAGCAAGAAACAAGACTGGGAGGTAATATGATATAATGACGGCAATGGCTATAAATAGAAATCAAGACAGCGACGAAGCAGAAGTTTATTTTGACGAGTTTGACTACGACCAGTTCAAGCAGACTTTTGACGAGGACGTTGATAGTCTTGCTGACTTTATTAAACGTTGCAGTGATTCTGCTAATATTCGCCATTGCCAATGGGAAGGCAAAACCAGTGACTTAAAGAAGTCTGGTGAAACATCATTTCCATTCCAAAACTCAAGCGATACAGAGGTTCACTTAGCTGAATATCATATTGCTTCTCAAGTAGCAATCAATGAGAATGCACTTCGCAAATCTTCAATTCGGGCTTATCCTCGTAGTTTTGAAGATGTTGCACGTTCACAAGAAGTTACTTCATTTATGAAGTGGCTTCGTGACGCTGGCATTAAAGATTTCTGGCAGCAAATGGAGAAGGCAGATAACTACGCACAAGAAAAATCTTTGCGAGTCGCATACTGCGACTATAAATCTCCAACTAAGCGTTCATACGAAAAGATCTTTGACCTAGAGGAAATTCAAAAAAGTTTCCCAGAAGAGGCGGCAGATTACATTTCAATACTAGCAGATGAAGATCGTATTGATGAAGCGCTTGAAGTATTTAATTCAATCCCAGGATGGGAAATTAATCAAAAGCGTGTAAAGAAAGCTTTGGGTGAACTAAGGAAAAATGGTACAGCAAAAATACCAGTAACAATTGAAGACCAAGGCGAGCCAGTTTTACAAGTACTTGCTCCAGATGAAGAGTTCTTTGCACCATCTTATACAACAAACTTTAAAGACGCAGTTCGTTGCCACATCCGTAAACCAATGACATCCCAAGAAATTCTAAGTCGTGTAAGCGCCGAGGAATGGGACAAAGATTGGGCGGATTGGGCAGTAGAGAATGAGCGTGGTACACTTAACGCATTCCGTACAAGCAGCACAATACCAAATCCTCGACAGCCGACTTCCCTAGATGAAGACCGCGACTTGATTGATGTTGTCTTTACGTTTGAACGTTTAATTGACCGAGATGATCTAGCTGAAGGTATTTACCTAACAGTATGGAGTCCCGAGTTTGGTGATAGCGATGGGCAAGTCCCACCATTCGCCAAGCGCACGCTGCTCAGTGGCTTGCGCCAATTACCCTTTGTCGTGCAGTCTCGTAGTTACGATGCACGTACACTATACAGCGCACCAACAGTTCCTGAGCTGCTAAAGGCAAGCCAGAAGAACCAGAAGGTTCTCCGAGACGCAAACATGGATAACTCAGCTTACGAGGTGAGTCCTTCATTGCTTGCGCCGCCAACGTGGGATCATGGTCGTCCAGGACCTGGTGGCGTATATGCTACCCGAACTGGTCAAGCACCATCATATCTACAACGTAACACGAACTTTGGGGCTGTATTTAATTTAGAGAAAGAAATTGTATCTGAAGCAGATCGTCTAATTGGCCATGATCCACAAGATCCTATTTCAATTCAAATGCAAACTGCATCAATTAATCGTCACCTAAGTTTTGCTCAAGATGTATTGAAGCTTGTATATGAAATGTATAAGCTTAAAGGACCAAACGAATTATTCTTCCGAATTACTGGTCGCCCAGAACCAGTTCAGTTTGTAAAAAATGAAGACGAAACTGAAATGGATGTATCTGTAAGTTTTAATACATTGTATGACGATCCAGAAAAGATGGAAAAAATGGCAAATACAATTATGCAAGCGGCTCAATTAGATACATCTGGTCGAGTAAACAATGAAGCTGTTGTTGACTTTCTGCTAACTATGGCTGATCCAATGGCTGCTGAAATTATTCTTCTTCCTGCTGAAGTTGGAACAGACAAAGTTAAGAACGAAACTCTTTCTGATATCGCTCAAATGTCTGCTGGCATTGCACGCGCACCAGCTCCAAATGCTGCTGAATTACGTATGCAAGTTGTCAGTGAATACGAAGCCGAGCAACAGCAAATCCAACAATCTGGTCAAGTTGAGTCTGTATTGTTTAGCAATCCTCAGTTTGTATTCCTGCTTGGAGAATATAAGAAGCAACTTGAAATGGTTCTTATGCAAGAAAAGAATGGCACTGAGTTTGGTATCTACGGAACCGAAGCAGCAAGTGTTGGCAATATGGAAACCCAAAACCTAGAGGGAGGCGTATAATCGTGAATTTTACTGAATTTAAGAAGCATCTTAACGATAATCCAGAAATTGGCCGCTGCCTCTATGAGTACTTAGAGGATCGTCGCGATCAAATGCTCTCTCAGCCTTGGTATTCTCCAGACAAATATTTAGGAAACCGATGCCAGACAGTTGCTCAATTCCTTACAGCAGATTTAATGGAAGAATTTAATTTTAAAAAATACTCCCGCAAAGATTAGTGCTGGGAGGACTTATGATATAATTTCACTAACAGCCTCCGCCTTGGCTGATTAACAATAGGTAGATATGACAGATACACTAGAAGCGGAAATCCCTGATTCCGAAGAAGCAATTCAGGAGACTAAAACACCAGAGCAGCGCCGACAAGATCTTTTACAAGATCGAATTGACAAAGCATTAGGTGCAACAGACGAACCAGAGCCAGAAGCTCCCGAAACCGAAGACGAAGAGGACGACGACGAAGAAGAAGTCGAAGTCCCCGAAGTTGATGAGGATGAAGAGGAAGAAAGCGATGATGAGTCAGACGTTCCTTCAGATGATGGAGGATTTGACATTGAGGATCTAAACGAAGAAGAACTAGAAGCACTTACACAGCAAGTATCGGCAAAAGCAGGGAAAGCCTTGACTAAAGCTCGCTTGCAGGAAAAAGAGCGGAAAGAACAGATTGAGTTCTTGGAAGAACAATTGCAGGTATTATCTGCAAATGTTGCTACAAGTGACAATCCGTTTGGTAGCATTAGATCAACAGAGGAAGCGGATTATGCAATTAAGCAAACTGAGGTCAACATTAAAGGTTGGAATCGAAAGCTAATTACGGATCGTGTTGAACAATATAATGAGAAGACTGGTGAAGACGAGTCTGGCGTTATGTTTGGGAAACAGTTTATGTCTGTAGATCAATTACTCAATGCCATTGACAGGGAAGAGGAGAAACTAGATCCACTACGTTACCGCAGGTTTGAGATTGAAAAAATCTCAGAAAAACTTGGGGATGCTGGTGGAGTCATCGAAGAAGTTCGTGGCAAGCTAGGGATCGAAGACGAATCAGACGAAGCAAAAGAGTATGAAGCTCTTTTGAAAAATCCAAAGTTTGCATTAGTTCAGAATATCCTCCCAGAGTATGCAAGTGAGTTAATTGAAATTTTAGGTCGTGCGGCAGTAACTAAATTGCCAGAGACTAAAAAATTAAATAAGAAGCTCAAGCGCAAAGCTCCCAAGTCTAAAACATCGAACGTTTCATTAAATACAAAAGCTGCTCGTGAACCAAAAAAATCGAACAGTGTTAGTGTAAAAGTTAAAAAACTGCAAAAGATCATCAGTGATCCGAGGCAAACAATCGCTGCTCGGCGCGACGCTGACCAGCAAATTAGAATCTTAAATAGAAGTTAAAATTATGGCACAAACATATTCAAGTACAGTCGGTAATCGCGAGTCTCTGCGTCAAACAGCAGAACTCCTTGCAGCCGATATTACCCCAGTAACAGGCTTGCTGAATCACACAGCAACCAAAAACAAGCGCCCTCGCTGTCTCATGGACAAGCTGAAGGCTGTAGCAAATACACCGCACGTTGAAGGCACTGACACAAACGTAGGTCGTGACGCATTTTCCGAGGTTCGCGAGTTCCAAGGTCAAGCACAACGCACAGTTGTTGAGTACGCTGTATCAAAAGAGCAAGAGCAAGAAGACTCGGCTGTTATCTCCAACATGATCAAGGCAGCCGACAAGTCTGCAATTGAAGTTGCGATTGACAAAGAGTTCGTAATCTGCGGTGACCAAGGCGTAACTCCTGACGTTCCAGGTACAACTGGTGGTGCTACCGCTGGTATCGGCGCTCTTATCTCAAACACACCAGGCAATGGTGTTGACGCACTGTACGTAACTCCAGCAGCATCTATCTACGGCGGTCTCAAGGCTTCTTATGATGACGCAGCAATGGGCGCACAAATTGCTTCCATGTGGAGCCAAGACACAACCATGCAGGATCTTTGGTTGGTCGCGGGTCCAGGTCTCCGCGAGCATATTGTTGCTTCGTTCACACGCACTGCTGGTGCAGCATCTCAAGTTGACTACAACGTGAATGGCACTACTACTATCCCTTGGATGGTTGAGATCATTGACTCTCAGTTCGGTCAAATCAAGATGAAGAGTGCAAACCCTAATTGTATGCCTTCCACAGATCGTGGTTACTTCATCAATCCTGGTCTTCTTAGCGTTGCTGAGTACCAAGGCATTGAGTCTGAAAACTATCCTTTCTTGGGTGGTTCGTACAAGGGCGCGGTTGACACACGTTACGCACTTATGACCACAGGACCTAATGGTCTTGGCAAGGTCGAGTTTAGCGACGAAGCGTAGTTAGTTAGTATTTCGGGAGCGTGTCAATTAAACTTGACACGATTAAACTTGACGCGCTCCCTTTTACTTATATTTTAATTTAAAGGAATAATAAAATTATGTACAAAAACAAAGTAAAGTGCAATCACAAGGGCAGTACGGAAAATAAAGGAACAACAGGTTCAACTAAAAAGAAGTATTAGTATATGCGGAAGATATTAACAGACGATGAATTAACAGCACTAGCGGCAAAGATGGAACTTCGTCGTCAATGGTTAATGTCTCCAGCAGGAAGAGCGCGTCGCGATGAAGTGATGCGCCAGTACATGAAGAAAACATACAGTGGCAACAAGCAGAGTCAGAACAAGGTTTTGAACTTTGCTGGTTGCTACGATGTTTTTGAACAGAAGGAGATGGAGTACGAATGTAAAGCCATAGATGGCACAGACT